CTCTGCTTCGGGGTGGTACGCCGGTTGTCTACATCAGACTTGTAAGTCACAGTCAAATGACGACAGGCTGTGGTACCTTGATAAGCTCTGCATCGAGTACGGATGGACCGTTGACGATCTTGCCCCGTTTTCTCCTACCTTTCAGACAACACTCTCGGCTAACATCGAATACAAGAACGAAAAGGCGAAAGAACACAAGACCGAAGCCGAGTTTTGGGCTGACATTGAACGCAACGTACCTAACGCACTCCAGATCATCGACAACACGGACCTCGATGACGAGGCGTCAATGGTCTACGCGTGCGCCGTCATTGCCCGTGGTCCACGTATTCAGCGCGGCCCGCGCATGCAGCGTCTCCACGAAGCAACCGGCGCTGCAAAGAGCGACATTCGTCGTCTAGTGAAGGACCAGGACGAGCGCTATGAACAGGCGCAGGCAGCAACAATCGAAGAGGATGACGATGACAGCGACGATACCTCCTCTCCTGCGGCAACCGCTCCGCCCCCGCCGACAGACTTCGATGATACACATGTAGTTTATAAGAATTGGCCCCCCAAGGTCCAGCTTGACGCCATGGTCGCGATCATTACACGCATCAACAATACTGTCGATCCTGATGCAGGAACTACGAAACCTATCGTTTATCGAAACGAACTAGGCGAGCTTTGCGTCGTCGCCCACGTTGGTGAGAAAACGTTGATCAAGAATATCGATTCGACTGGGCTCGGAGCAATCGCACTTAAGAACATCCCATACAAATCGGTCAACACGCAAACCGGGCTTGTAAACGACGTTGTGCCTGATAAAACGGTTATTGGCATGATGGCTTCCGACGCGGAATTACCGTTCCCCATCATTCGCAGTATCAGTTCGGTCCCTATCTCAGGACCTGACGGCACCCTTCAAACCGAGAAAGGGTACGTCGCGTCCATGCGCACATACCTTAGCGTGAACAAGGGAGACTGGTCACCTGTCAGCGAAAAGGTAAGCGTTGACGAACTAGCTCGGGCGTGGGATATTTTGATCGAAGCAATTCGTGATTTTCCCTTTTCCGACGATTTCACCGGCAACGACTTGCTCCCCATTAAACTGACTGAGGTTGATGAAGATGGGTTCGCGCGCCCCAACTTCGAGCGCGGTGCCTCCTCCCGCATGAACGCCATCGCCATGGTCTTGCAGCGCTTCGCCCGCGCCTTGNATCATACAACGCTTCGCCCGCGCCTTGATCAAAGGCCCCTGCCCTGCCTACTTCATTGACAAGGCAGAGGCTGGCACGGGCGCCGGCTACCTCACGAACGTCATGGCTTGCCCCCTAACGGGCGACATG